TAGGTCTTACTCGAAGAGCTTCACGCTCAGGGAAAAGCTCTGTGAGTTTTGATTTTCGTTTTCTTAATGCCATTAGTTGTAAAATTGTGATTCTGCAATAAAATTTTCTACTATTCTTCCAGTAAACGTTAAATCCTTTTGAGCCTTTAAAAAAGCATTATAAAGACTGTCTAATCTATAACCTGGTATATTATTGAAATCGGTCTCTTTTGCGGCTTTACAAGCTGTAGATTTTACATATTCAATAGATACATTCCTATTCATTTTTTTGAAAACTCCGAAAATCACTGCAATTAATCTTTTTCTTTTTTTATCAAGAGTTTCATGTGAATTGGATTCAAAAAATTGACAGAGCAATTCAATTTCATTTTCACTTAAATCTCTAGCTGAACTAGTTCTACCTCTTGTAAAAGTGTGTATAACTTCAGCTCTATTTTCTACTAAGCCTTCTTTTGAAAGAAGAGTCATTAATTTTTTTAGTGTTGCCATTAGTCATAATCGTTATTTGGTTTGCTTAAATCTTCTTTAAAATCTTTATTAAAATATATTGAAAATAATACTCCTGTAATAAATCCAGCCACGGCAAAACCTAAACAGGATATGATAAAAAGAGTTGCCATTTTTAATCAATTGAAAAGTTAAAATTCACACGTTTTTCAATTCCATTTCCAAAATCTACCATTTTGTAACCTCGTGCATAACGACTGGTTCTTATATCAATCATTGCTTCATTTACAATGTCCATTCCCTCATTAAATAGTTCACTATTTGCTCTATCTCTCATACTATTTAATTCTCTTACTTTCTTTGGATCATAGTTTCCTTGAGCATCTGTTTTAAGGAAAATTTTAATCATATCCATCAAAATTTTCTCATTCTCTGTTTGTCCAGCAAGTGAAGAAAGGTATTGTTGAATCTTTACGATGCCTTCAGCTTCGGTTCCATTGAATGAAGGTCTTACATTCCAACCCACCTTTACAGATGCAGTTCCGTCATCTAATGTAAATGTGTGGCTATCTTGGTCTCTTTTTTCATTGCCAAAAACTTCAGCTCGCAGTTCTATTACTGGTTCTATTTCTTTGAAAAGATTTACTACTCTAGATTCTATATCATTTCTTTTGTCAATGAAATAATCTATTACCTTAAGAACCACATCATTTTCTAAACCTTTCAGCAGTTTTTTATCTGCTGCTTTCTTTTCTTTTTTTGCTTTTTCTGAAGCTGCAAAATCTGCAGCGATTTTTGCTTTTTGCTCATCAGTAAGAGCTGTAATGTCTATTGCTGTCATAATTTTATTCCGGCGCTTGCCAATTTTTAGTTGTTATATAATTTAATTTCTCTTTTATTTTTTCTTCAATCGAAACAGGAATTTTCCAATTCCTAAGATTCAATAGTTCACTTCTTTCTTTGTGGATATACATTCTTTCGAAGGCATTTAAGTACTTTTCACCATAAGAATCATACTGAAGAGCAATCGTAAGTTCAAACCATCTTATACTGTTAAATTTTTCCATATTTTTTATTTTATTCGATTTCGCCCCAATAAGCAGCAGCACGTTCAGCATCAATAATAAAAACCTTTCCACCTCCGTATCTGGATTCTACGAATGCCTTATAGCCTTCTACTCTTATTTTCACATCTGCATCAAACCTTACATGCTTCGCAAGTGCTCCTCTTGGTTCTTTACCGTCAGCTTGAGAAATAAAAACCCACAGTTTACTTGAAAATTCATCTCGAAGCTGGTGATATGTTTTTTTATTAAGGTCTGTATATTGAATACTATCAGTGAAAATTATTTCGGGGCTTCGCCGGGATTTGAGCCTATTTTTTACAGCTTCAATTGGTTGACGATTACCTAATAATATTTTATCTGCTACGGTTCCTAATGCGGCTCTTTGTATATTAAGTTTTAATGAATGTGACTTTCCTTCCTCTAGTGAATTGATTAGAACTTTATGCTTTACAAAACCTGTAAGATATTTTGCTAATTGTGTCATAAATGAGGATTTACCGTGAAATGATTCGCCATAAATAATCCAAACTCCTTTAGCTTCAGGTTTACCAAATGACTCCAACCATTTACCTTCGAATTCCATCACCTTAAACTTTGTATTTTCTAGTTCGGTTACAGAGAAGAAATCATTTGCCATATTATCTATTTTCGTATCTTTTAATAACTTTTTTTACTGTAGTTACAGCGATTGAGTATTCTTGATGAAGTTTATTAAGAGATACTCCAGATTTGTATTTTTCAATAATTTCTAGTTCCTGTTCTTTGGTAAGCTTTGTAGGAAATTGTGGGTTTCCGCCTCTAGTTCCCCATTCTAAATTGGTATAATGAAAATTACTTTGATCTAAGTCTTTATGTTTTGCAATTAGTTTTGGTTCTGGAGGCATTCCTACCCAACACTCTAGAATTAACCTAGAAATACTTACTATTTTATTTTTGTAGTATATATGTTTGAATTTATCTGGTCTCTCTACAATTTCAACTCGTTGCTCATTTAAAAAAATTTCAGAGCCATCCTCATTAATTTTAAGACCTTCAATTTCCGGGTGATATCTAAATTCTTTCATTATGCTATTAATTTTCTTTTATCATCAATTCTAGAGGCTATTATACTATCTGAAGCAGCTCTTAAATCACCATTAGCGTTCCTTGCAATTATTGTAATGATACTTTCGTCATTCAATCCGTTAGCTTCACATAAAACTTTTACATCTTGATAAGAAGTTGCTTCTAGTTCATAGAACCTTCCAAAACGAGAGTTAAGCTCTTCATATCCTTTTTTGCGAAGTCTAATGCCGTCTTGAAATCTTTTTTTGAGATAATGCGTAGCAACAATTATGATAGAACAGTGGCTTTTTAGCTCATTATAAAGAGTAATAAGAAATAGAAGGACTTTATCATCTATTTTATCTACTTCATCAATAATCAACTGAGGATTTTGCATTTTTTTAAATGCCATCACTATATCTCTCATCATTTCAGTAATTCTCATTGATGGATTTTTATCTCCTAATTGGCTCAGAATTTCTTGTAGGAAAAATTTTCTATCCCAGTACTGGCCACATTCTATTCTGATTACATTTTGATTTTCGGATGCAAACTTTTTGGTAGTTTGAGATTTACCAACTCCAGCGTTTCCAATAACTGAAACTACTAAAGCATTCATTTTGGCGTCCTCTAATAATTCTAGTAAGTCATTTGCGTTAGTAGTAGGTGCAAACTGCCATTCTTTAGAATTATAACCAATTTGGGCTCCTAGTTTTCTAAACATATCTTCGCTGTATGGTTCCCAGTTTCCACTTAACAAATGAGAAACTACTGCAGCAGAAACTCCTTTAAGTGATGCAGCCGCTTTATTTTGACTTCCTTTGTGTGCTACGTATAATCTTAGTTGTTCTACGATGGCAATTTTTTCTTTCTGATTCATATCTATTATTTATTATTTGCTGTTAAATCTTTCAAAAACTGATTTTTTATTGGTGATTAATTGCTCTTCTTTGGTTCCGTACGCTGCCAGTTTTACGTCTAATTCCCAGTTACCATTAATCATGGCATTCTGTTCATCTATAAGTTTTTCTCTAGTTATTCCAGTACGTTCTGCAATTTGCTGATAGGTTTCTAAGTCTCTGAAGTATTCAAGCTCTCGAATTAGCATATCCTTTCTCAATTTTTCTTCTCCATCTTTACCCATAAGAACAGGAACCTGTGCATGCTCTCTTTTTTTCTGTGCGTATGCTACAAATACTTTTTGACCTTTATCATTAATCTCGTACAATGAAATGTATTCGTCTAAATATTCAGGATCATAAGAAACTATTAATTGAGTGTTCACATACTTCCTTCTGAAATCTATATCTACTTCTTTGTTTTTGTCATAGACTTCATATTCATAATCTACACCTGCTACGGTAAGCCTCATTCCATCTTTAGTATATTTTTTAGGCTTAGTTTCATTTAACCAGAACATTGAAATTTGCTCTAATGGATCTAGCTCTTGATGGTAATCTGATTTATGTTTATAAACTTCGTTTCTTGACTTATCAAATTTTGGATGTTTCATTTGGTTCCATTCATTCACCATTACAATCCAGTGTTTGTACAACTCTTCTTTGGTTGGTAATGCAGATTTATATTCTTTAATAAAATCCATATTTACCTGAGAGCGAGTTTGTTTTGATTTAATAGATTGTTTATCAGAAAACCATCTTTTGCCTACAACCTGTTGTTGAAATCTGTTGAACAATTGTTCTATTGGATTAGATTTTCTACCAACTTTATGATGGTAGTGAGTTCCTCCTACTGCAACTATCTTACTATAGAGTTCCTGCATTTTTTTAGTTTTGTGACCAGATTGAGCATCATAAGTAAACAAGTAAGGTTTAGCACTAGCTGTATTTACTGCCATTCTTACGGCTTTAAAGTGGTCTATATGATTTTCAGTTTCAGAGAAGCTCCAGCCAATTATTTTTTCACTGTAAACATCTACTACTACATCTATGTTCATCATTGCAGCCATTTTATTGGCAGAATCCCAATAATGAATAGTATCTAGTTTAGTTCCATCAATTGCCCAATGTGCATTCGGGAACAATGTTTCTCTATTACGTTTTATAGTATGCCCGAAACGATTGATATAAGCATCTTTACCATCTCTTGCCAAAATCCAAATTCTTTCATTTTCAGGCTTCATAAGAAAGTTGAAAATTCCACTTTCAGAAAGTTTTGGAAAACCAGTGTAAGAGCGATTCATTTCGTAGGCATTCAACAGTTCTGGAATACTCGGTTTATTAGGAAGAGAATAATAAGCAATAAGCCAATCTCCAACTTCTTTTGTGATTTTAACAGTATGAGAATTACAGTAGTTTTCGTGTATTAAACCCTCTAGACCAGTTCTAGGATATCTTTGGTTAGGCTTTTCTAAAATACAAGATTCATATTTCGCTCTTAAAGCTCTTGAATTGGTAGGTAGATCAAAGGGGTATCTTTTTCTTAAATCATCAGAGATTTTATGTACAGATTTTGCAATTCTTTCCCACAAATCTGCTTTGTTAATTTTTGGATTTGCCCCTATAACTTTTTCAATCACTCTAGAAATTGCGTTAAAAACACAAACATTAGCAGTATATTCATCTACAGCATCCATATTAGCTTCACTTAGATATCTACCATCTTCTAGTTCATAATTAGAAAAATATGCTGCTGCATTTTCATCTGATTTCAGATATTCAGAAAGTGATATTGTAGAACTCTGTTCGGTAGGATTAATTCCTAAGTCATGCTCTATGATATTTTTGAAGCGTTCGGGAAGTGATGCATAGATGTACAATGCGCAATTACCCAAACCTCTAGCTGTTCTAGCTCTCTGAACTTTACCTCTAGATGCCATTACCTTCAAGTTATCAACAGTAGCAATTCCAACTTTATCTAACCAGTTAGCTTGTACGCAAAGTGTGTTGTTATAATATTCAAACATATTTAAACGGTGTTTAAATGGTTTTAAAAGGTTTTTTTAAATACTTTTTTTTGTTCCCATCGGTAGAATCGAACCACCGAAAAAAACCGTTTGGGATCTATAAGGTTTTAAAAGTTCTGCCAACTTTAAACTTTCCAAAAAGAATCCATTCATAGCAGATTATTTTGTCTACAAAAACCGTTGTAATAAATGCGGCTCTGTACTTAATAATTCTTTGAATTAACTTTTTCATGATTTATGATTTTAGAATTTTTTCAAATGTTTTTTGAGCTTCTAATTTTGCGACTCTTACTTTTTCTTCCGCCTTCAAATACTCCTCGTAATCTTCCGACGGCTCCTGTCTAAATTTTACAGACTGAGCTCTTGAGTATTTCCAGCCTAGGTAAGCGGCAACCTCTTTAATAGAAATTTCAATTTTTTTAATCTCTGTATTCATTTTTGTTATAAATTTGCCTTATTATGTAATGCAAATATATACAACTATTGCAAAATTATGCAACTTTTAAATGAAAAAAATGCACAATTTTGCAATTTAATTTATAAAATGTTAAGAATCAAAGAATTAAGAACGCTTAAAAACGTTACACAAGATGAAATTTCGGAGGCAATTGGTGTTTCTAAGCGCTCTTTTATTGATTACGAGACAGAAAAAACAGATATCCCTATCAAGAAGTTGCAAAAAATTGCAACATTTTTAAATGTTTCTATTGCTGAACTCATGGGAGAAAAAGAGCCGGAGTTTGTAAATGTTGAAAAAATAAGCACTGATAAGACTCCTGCAGTTATTACCGTTGACTCTCATAACAAGGACAATATTGTTTTGGTTCCTTATAAATTAAAAGCTGGTTATTTGCAAGGTTATAACGACCCAAAATTTATAAAAAAACTACCTTCATTTAGGCTTCCTGGAATTAATAACGGTATTTTTAGAATGTTTGAAATAGAAGGCCTTTCTATGTTCCCTACATTAAGTGGAGGATATGTTGTAGGGCAATTCGTGGAGAACTGGAGCCGTGACATAAAAGATAATAGGATATATGCCGTAATTAGTAATGAAGTTCAAGACGGGCTTATAAAGCGCTGTATTAATCGAATTGATAAATACAATAATTTAATATGTAAGTCTGATAACAGAAGAAACTTTCCAACTCAAAACATAAATCCTTCATCAATCAAAGAAATCTGGGAAATCAAAGTACATCTTAATTTCAACCTACCAGATCCAGCAGATATTTATGACCGGGTGAGTGATCTAGAAGCAGAATTACAAGAAATTAAAAGAAAAATTTAAACCCTTATTGTTAAATAAAACACACAAAACACTGAAATACAATTAATTATATAAAATTAATTG